AATTAATCGTAAATCTTTTTTCTGAACACTAGCTTTGTTTACATAGCGTTCATGTACTGGTGCTAAATTACCGAATAGTGTTGTTATCTTCTTTGTTATCATTTTTTTCTCCTAAATATTTATTCATTATATAATTTAAAATCTTAGCTGAATTAAGTCCAGTAATACCGACTTCCTTTTCAACTTTTTGTTTTGTTTTGGCATATGACACCTTATCTAATTCAAGTATGAATCGTTGCGGCTCATAACCTCTAACTGGTTTTGGCATTTTTCATTCTCCTTTGTACTATTTCTTTTAGTTTATCTTTTTGTTTATTAATTACTTCGCTGTCCTCGTGACAACTTCTGCATAAAGGAATGAGATTTGATATTTTATCTTTATGACCTTTTTTATCTCCACCCATTCCTCTACTTTCAATATGATGTACTTCGCACCACACATTTTTGTTACAGTACCAACACAGTTCAGCATAACTATCAGCTTCAGTATAGCCATAGTATTTCATAAACATTCGTAGGTACTTTTTCACTAAATGTCTGGTGATTGATTGAACTCTTCATCTTTGAGTTCTAGTTTTAGATTTAAAGTACCATCTTCATTCTTCCAGATAGCGGCTGAATAAAGTCTTTCTGGGTCTAAAACCATCTTTTCTTTTATTTGTACTTTATTGTTTTGATATAAAGGTTTTGAATCTCCTTCAACCTTGTTATCATTCTTAAACATTTTTATATAAGTTTTCATATATCCATTCCATTATTTTGATTTATTATCTTCGGCTTATCCGAATTTCTAGCAACTAAACCAGCCGCTAAATTAGCATCATCATCACTAGCTAATCCATACAAAGATTGTAAACCATAACGCTTTGCATAAGTTATAGCTGACCCCATCTTTTGAGGATTATCTTTATCATTCCCATTAATTAAAACAGGAACAGTACATTCTAAAGTTTCTTTATCTTGAATATGAGATACGATTGTCTTAACAAAAATATCTCTATGTAGTTCTTGATATTTAACTTCAGTACCATTTTCTGTTTTTACTCGTTCAAGTATAATATTTTTATACTCAACCGATTGTGAAAATGACAATCCAAATTCAGCACCATGATTTACAGCAGTAATAACGCTTGTTAAATCTGAGTAAGTGCTTTTAAAATATTCGTTACTGGTATTTTTAGTTGCAGTAACATTCATCTCTTGAAACATTGTTAATGCTTCTTTCAATGTCTTAGGGTTTTCCCTTGCGTTCATATTTTTTCTCCTATTTTATTATTGAATAGCCACGACCAGCCATACAATTATTAATGTAATCTTTAGATGTTTCTAGCTTTGGACTCAACCATAAAACTCTCCATCTAAAGTTATTGTAAACAACTCTTCCAGCGTTCACAAAATCGTTTGTATTCGTGTCAACTAATTGCTGACAAGTATATAAATCATCATGGTATCTATCCATTGAACTATCTAAGTTAGCAGAAGATTTACCTCTGCTATCTACTAATGGTTCATAATGAGAGCAACCAGCTAAAGCCATAAACATTAAAATCATAACAACCCAAAAAAATAATTTATACCAATTAAAAGGCTTTTCATGTTTTCTATATGCTCTAACTGGTTGTTTTGTTCTAGCGTCATAACCAATAACATCTCCGTAAGGAATTATTTTAAGATTTCGCATTTTCAAAACTCAGTTTAGGTTTATAAACTACAACAAACTTTGAGAGTCTTGGTTGCTTTTTATAAACTTTTTTTATTTCTCTTTTTTTCATTTCACCTGTAATACCTTTTCTACGTTTATTACTTTGCGTATAATAATATTTTGGGCTTTCAACATTTTTACCAAATGGATAATCACTAATCATATTTTTTCTCCTGTTTTTTTAGTTGTTGTAAAACCTCTTTCATATAAGAAGTTTTATTTAGGTTTTTCCAATGTTTAGATAACTTTCTAAAAGTTGTACTCCATTGGTCATTAGCTTTATCAAAGATAGATAGATGATCTTTTAAATAACTATATTTAATTCTTTCATTAAGATTTTTAGCATAGCTGTTTTGTATTTTATATTGTTTGTGTTCCCCATCAAACTGAGCAACACAATGATAATACTTATTAGATTTTTTTATAAAGAATGGGTACGTCCCACAATCAATTAGTTTATACATTTTTTTCTCCAATATTTTTTAATAGATGGCTTATAACATCAATAGTCCAACCATCTCCCAATAAATCTTGTGCTTGGTTATATGAAACCATATTAGTATAACCAGCTGGAACACATTGGGCTTGTTCCAATTCTTTTCTTGTCAAGAAACGACAAAAACCATCAAACTCTATCAAACCAGAATTAGGACTACGATCTTGTTTTCTTGTTAAACAATTAACTTTTTTAGAATGAGTAACATTATTACAAGTACCTAAACCTTCAAACCCCTTACCTTCATTCCACATTTTAATTCTTGATGGAGTTTTATTAACTTTAAATTGTTTACAATATTCAAAATTTGTATCTTTATAATCTTGAAAGTTAATATTGCTATCTTTTGGAACTTTTACATTAGGGATATTAGTCCAATAAATTCGTGGGCGTTTTTGATAACTAACTAATTCAGAATTAATATGTAAACCCTTAACACCTAAATATTCATTAAGTTGTTTTTCTGATTTTTTTTTCATTCTTACATTTTCTAATAAAAAATATTTTGGTTTTACTTCTTTAAGAATACGCAAATATTCATAAAACAAAGATGATCTTGTTCCAGTTAAACCAAGTTGTTTTGTATTAGCAATTGAAAAGTCTTGGCAAGGTGAACCACCAATAAGTAAATCTATTTTTGGTAGTTCTTTTAGATTAATATTTTTAACATCTCCTAATTGGATTGTACCCGGAAAATGATGTTGCGTAACTTTGATTGCTAAAGGTTTTATTTCACTAGCAAAATAATTATCATATTTAATATTAGCTTTTTGTAATGCTAATTGACCACAACTCATACCATCAAATAAACTAAGTACATTCATATTTTTCTCCTATAACCAATGCGGCACTAAGAATAGTATCGCATTAGTAAATAATATTAAAACAAATAACCAACTAGGCATTGATCTCTCCAAAGTTGTTAAACCCAAATGGTATGTGTGCTAAAACATCATCTTCCATAAATTCAATATTTGGAAAATAATTTCTTAATTGAATAAAGGTTTGTTTTTTATGTTTTTCGTCTTTCCAAAAATCATAATCAATTTCAACATAAAAACCATCAACTGATATAGGGTCATTTATACCAGCATGACCAGAACCATAATCTTGAAACTTACCTTTTTTAATTTCAAAATCATAACCTAATTTATTAAGCCCTACTATTTCAGTAAGGGCTTTTCTAATTTCTTTTATATATTTATTGTGCATATTTTTTCTCCTAAGTTATGGCGGCTCATTATTGAGCCACCTTATTTTTATTATTATATTTTTTAGCAAGTCTAATAGCTGTATTGCTTTGCTCTCTAGTTAAATTATGAACTGCCATTACTGTTTCTGTATCTGGGTAGTCCCTTCTTCCAAGCAAAGTTGCAATCGCAAAAGCAATATTTTGATCTTTGTGTAACGATTTCATTATATTCATTTTTTTCTCCATAATTAATATGTATATTCTTATATGTTTATTTTACATAATCAATACATTTATTAACATTTTGTGTTTTTTTTATAATTATGTATAAATACTTGTAAGGGGCTGGTTTTTAAAATTCTCCTTTGGTTAATTTTTTTCATATTTTTTTCTCCAAAATTAAATATTTCCCAGCCCTTTTATGCTATATCTAGTGTGTGAAAGAATCTGATATACAAGAAGAAATCTGCGATTATCTAGACGATAAGAAAAAAACCTACTTATTTCGCTATTTTTCAGTTCCTAATGAGGGTAAGCGTAAGGTTTGGTATCTTCATAAGCTAGTTCGTATGGGTTTAAAGGCTGGTGTTCCAGATTTAGTGCTAGAATTTCCAGATGGTAAGATGGTTTATTTAGAGATTAAAACCGATAAAGGTAGATTGTCTGAAAGTCAGAAGATATGGCAAAATATATCAAACATACTAAATACTCCACATTATGTCATAAAAGGCTCTGTAGACGCAAATTTAAGCGTTTTAGAGGGTATTTTTGATCTGTTCCCAGATGCTAGGATTAAACAGTAATCTTATGTATAGATTTTACTACGCCTAAAGGGATAATATTACGATCTCCGTAAAATCCATCTTTTGAGTAACTTGCGAAGGTGTAGAGGTTTTCTTTATCTTTTTTTAGAACATAAGCGATTGTGATAATCGTTGCTGTTCTCATTCTTTTAAATTCATCTAAGCTGACAATGGTACTATCACCAACAATATCAACCCATTCTATCTTATGAAGGAAATGTTCTTTATCGTTTAGTTTTATTTTTAGTTCTTTTTTTTCTTTTTTTTCTGACATTAGCTTTGAGCGGCTTTCTTCTTCTTGTTCCTATTACCTCTCTAATAGTTGATGAAGTTGTATAGCCGCTCATTGTCTATTTTTTCTTTTTCTTTTTCTTTTTCTTTTTTTTATTCTTCATAGGCGGTCTGCCTACATTACTTCCGTAAGAACCTTTACCTGTCGGCATAAATATCTCCTAATGTAAAACGTAATTATGAATACCAACTGCAACAACTGCAATGATAATAGCTTGAACCCACCATTTTAAACTTACAAATGAGTCCCACCATTTTTCTATTCTTTGTTTCATACTGCCCCCTTTTTACTTGGTTAAACCTTTTGTTTTCTCAAAAGTTCTAAGAGTTCCAAGACCTAATAAAGAAGTTACTAAAGTCATTAAAACCCCTGTATCTAGTTGCGGTATGTTTATCACTTCGTAATGAAATACACCAAGAAAAAATAAAATAAATTTTGATAATACAAACTCCCAGAATATTGCGATAGCCGCAGACATTCCTATAAGGGGACGCCAAGATCGTTGCATAAAGCCACTTAATCCTCCAGCAGTAGATTGAGCATCAGCTAAATTAATATCCATTTGTTTAGATTTTAAATTTGCTTGTATTTCTTCAAATCGTAATTTTAATTGTTGTTTCTCTTCTTCGCTAGTGTGTAGTTCATCAATAACATTACCAACTGCTTTTATTGTATCTCCACCAAATAATTTACCTAACATTTTGTTTACCTCCAAATGCTCTATAAAAAGCCGCTATTAATCCGTATGGGTCATTTACTGGATAACCTAAACAATTTAATTCAACCTTTTTCTTTTTCTTTATTTCTTTTTTTTTCTTTTTCATAAATCTAATTCCTTACTTATTCTTGCCATTTTTTCTTTTAAGTCCTCTTCCTTATACTTTTTACGCATTTGGTAAATATACTCTTTTTCCTCTGGAGTAGTAAGTCTTTTTCTGTGTTTCCTCAGATCAACTTTTTCATCTTGTCCATTAGGCTTCTCGCCCTGTTTGGGGTCTGATTGTACCATCTGCTTTGCTCCATCTGTAAAATTGCTTCTGACCAATTCTCATCAGTCAATGCTTGTTTAAATTTAACAAACTTTTGTAATTTGGGTAAACCAATTTGGAATGACATTTCTAAACATACTTCTTGAACTATGTCTGGCATATCTCCACATGGTTTTAAAAAAGTTTGCATATCTCTTTTAGCTATACTGTAATCTATGAGAAAAAGTTTAAGTCCTGTTTCATAAGTAATACCATTTCTAAACTCATGTTTTTCACTATCTTTTATTAAATGTCCTACTCCTATAGTCCAATATCCTAAATGATCTTTGTAAGGTTTTAAAATTACTCCGCCCTCGTGGTCTATAATCTCTTGTTGTAAATCACCTTCATTCATCAGTACCTCCAAAGTTTTCTAAATCTCTTAAGTTTTCTTCTTCTTCTAATTTCATCTCATGTACTGCTTTTTTTAAATAGACAGCACAATCTAAAACTTCCTCAATAGCGTTCTCTATAGCTTGTATTTGATTCATTTTAGCTGTTTTCATTGTAGTTTTATATTTTAAAATACCTCTATTTGACCTGTCAGCCATTTGGTTCATTAATTCGGTTACAATATCATCTTTAGTTTTGCTCATATTTCTCCTGTAGTTCTAGCATTGATATAAAATTATGGCTTTGTATGTGACCATCTGAAATCATAAGTTGAGTTATACCATAAGACCAGCCATTTGCATTATTCTTTGCGTATTCCTCTAAATGACCATAGTTCATACAAGTTCCAACATTCACAATTTTAACATAATTACCTTTGCCTAGCTTACTAGCTCTCCAGCTTCGTTCTCTATGTGAATGACCAAAAACAATATCGTGAGTTGCACCATTTGATATAACACTAGCTTCAGCCATCTTACCGCCTATTTCTCGCCCCATTTCATTCATAGGTACATGGACAAAAGCCACCCCTTTAATAAAATAAAAATCTCCGTATTCTGAAATACCCCAACCTCTTTTTCTCCATAGAGTTTCATATTGCTGGGAAAATGCACCTACTACTTCTTTATGTTCGTTTTCATATCGGTATAGCCGCATTTCGTGATTGCCTAAACAGTAATGCTTTACTGGGTTAATATCACCCATGCCTTCATGTATTAGTTTTAAACATTCTTCCGTAGTATTTATATCTTCTAATATTGGAGGTTTTTTAGAACCTTTAACTGTGTGGTTTTTATCGTAAAAACTGCAAGAATCCATGGAAGTGAAATCACCTATACAAATTAAATAATCTGGATTGTATTCCTTTATGGCTTTGCCTATCCATAAAAATCTAGATTGATCTTCTTCTGGGGAGCAATGTGCGTCTGGAATAACGAATACTTTTGTTGGTTCAGAAAATGTGGTGCGTTGTGCTGGTATTCTTACAATAGGTTTTTTATATTCTTCTATAATAACTTGAGGTTTTGTTTCTTTGTATCTGTGCCATTCAATAGCCCAATGAGAACTTTGTAATGCTAACTTTTCTATTTTTTCTATTTTTCTATCTACAGTAGTTCTAGGAATATCTAAGATATCAGAAACTAATTTTTTTACTCCTGTAGGTTTATTTAAACCACCTGTGCCTAATGGTGGGTATCCTTTTTCTAAGCCTTCGTGAATTTTTTCTTGGATAAGTTTTAACTCGTCCCATTCTTTATCTTTCATCTTAGCCAATCATAGATAACACCCAAGATACGAATTGTGTTAAAACCATGAAGCCAATAGCCCATAAAATATAATTAAGTTTGCTAATGTCTTTTTCTAAATGTTTTAAATGGTTATTTTGAATAAGATCAATCTTATTATAAATGTCCAAGAGTTGTTCTCTTGTAGTTTTAGGTGTTAACTTGCTCATTAATAAAACATTTCATTGCCACAGTTAATTGTCTTTCTTTTAGTTGTTCATCTATTTCTAACACAATACGATTAACAGCATTATCACAAGTTTCGTAATTGTCAAAACTGATAGGTAATTTGCCACCTATTGAGCAAAAAGGTGCAATAGTTAAATTAGCAATACAAACAACAGTATGAATAAACCACATCAACCCTGTCTATTATATTTTTTCCATGATTTCAATTTGTGCTTATTTTTTGGCTTGGAGCGTGAAGAGTTACCTATACTCGTTCTTTTAACTACCTTATCAAATTTTTCTTTTGCTACAGTTTGTTTAGCCATTTAATTGACTTAGAGGATTTTCTAAAGCTAGTTTAATTCTTTTATCTATTTTTTCTTCTAGCTTTTGCATTTCTTCTTTTAGTTCATTAACAGTTTCTTTTAAATCTTTGGAATTATCTCTGCCATCTTGCTTAACTCTTTGCTCAACATCTTCCACAATAGTTTCAATTCTTCTAACATCTGCTTTAAGATCGTTTTTTAGTTCCTTTGCAACTCCAGCAACTAACTCAACCTCTCCTAATATTATTGATATTTCTGATTGTAGCATCTCAGTTTCTAATTGAATAAGGTCTAATCTCTTATCAAAGCCGCTTAAATCTGGTGCTGTATAGCTGTTTATCTTCTTTTCCATAGATAAATACCTAGAATAAACTTCAAAACCGCCCCATAATACGCCTACAAAACTACTTAAAACAGTAAGTATAAGGAATATCTTACCTCCTCTGAACTTTATACCACCTACATCTATTTCTGTTGCCATTGACTATCTATCATTTCATTCATTAAACCATCACTCCCTACAAATAAGAAATAACTTGCCATATCATTATCATTGATAACTGTGTCTGGCAAAACAACATTTGAAAAAAATCCTACTCTATCATTTAGTTGTTGTTGATCTTGGAAAAAGGTTTTAGTATTCCCTAATACTTGCATAACTACAAGGGTTTTAGTTTGGTTTACATCATCATACTTTTTTTTATCGTCCATCTTTTTCATAATTTTTTTAACAGCTTTTTCTTTAGATGATTCTTCTTTTTTCTCTTCTTGAGCTTCTTCTTTTTTTTCTTCTTGCTCTTCTATTTGTTCTGGTTCTTTCTCTTCGTTCTTTGCTACTTCTATTTCGTTTGTTTCTTTCTCTTCTTCTTCTTGGGCTTCCTCTTGTTGCTGTTCTGGTTCTGTTATATCTTCTTCTACCGCAACCTCTTCTGTTGTTGTTTCTTCTGTAGCTTCTATTTCAGTTTCTATTTCTAATTCTATTTCTGCAATTTCTATTTCAGCAATCTCAATTTCTACTTCTTCATAACTAGGCTCTTGAACATCAATAGGTGCAAAGTCTATTCCTATATCTGTTTCAACAGGAATATTTGAATCAAAAATATCTTCAACAACATCTATAATTTCTTCTGTT